TACCCGCTACCATTAGTAGTACAATGACAGCACATACACCTAAAATAAATGATGTTATTTCCATAATATTTTTCTTTAAGTCAAAGAACGTTCGGTACCAAATCCCGTTATTACTTTAATATAAGAACTTTTTAGGTAGGAAACAAGAAAACCTAAGGAAAAAATTTCGGCAAATTTTTCTACATAAGAAAGTATATAGGTATATATGTATATATAAAGAGTATTATTACTCTCTATTTATATATATGAAACCACTAGACCCTTCTTTCTTTGATATGTTCGATTACTCCGACGGTGAGGATTTGGAGAGAGCAGGTGTGATTGATTCTCTAAAGGATTATTTAGAACACCCTTACTTGTTATTCGGTTCAGTTATACGAGGTGTAGAGAATTTCTATATAGTAAGAGAGATGTATACCCGTACTTATAAGGAGGAATTTGAGAGAGTAGAGGAGAACGTTAAGAGTAAGTACTTTAATAGATTGTATACGTTCTTAGAAAGATTCGATGAGAGCGATGATGATTTCATAGCCGAAGCTAAGAGATTTGAAGTACCCGAATCATCCTACGCTCTTATATCTCTACGTTCTTACTTTGAATCATTAGAGGAATATGAGAAGTGTGCTAAGATTCAGTCTATATTTACTAAACTTTCTTTAGATGAGAGTTGCGTATATGATTTTTAATTCGTATATTAAGGTATATTAAAAAGAAAACGGTTATGATTAATGGAATCCTTACTTACATCTTCATTGGTGTTATTTGTAATTTTGTATTTGACTTACTAGTCAATCAATTAGAAGTAGAAGAGCATCGCTTTACTATCACCGAGCGCATCGTTACTACAGCTTTATGGCCTATAGCGTTAGCAGTATTTATATATAATTTTCTTAAAGGATTGTTTAAATCATGATAAGAGATAAGATTAGTTTAGGTAAAGCTATTAAGTTGGAATCTGAGTCTATCTTAACTTTATACTATCCCAGTACCTCCTTTGATAACCTCCCAGATATTCCCTATATAGAGAGATATACTGAGAATTTTGTCTCCTACGCTAAAGAGCATTCCAGGAAGCACGTAGAGAGCCTCCTACATCTTCTAGCTCCTGAATATGAGATTGAGGTTGAAATGCCCTTCGATCAAGAGACAGGTACCTTTCATTGGATAAGACTCTTTGGTAAAGTACAACAGCTATCTGCTGCTATAGCCGAGGATAAACACCGCGGGTGGGTATACTTGCTAATGAACCCTGCTTACCCCGAGCTTGTGAAGATCGGTAAGGCGGTCACGCCGTCACAAAGGATAAAAGGCATCAACGGAGCAGGTACCGTGGATGAATGGATATTAAAGGCAGCTATGCCTGTCTCCGAAGACTATACCGTAGAGAGTCTCATGCATACCCAACTAGCTCAATATAGAAGAGATTCTAACCAAGGATCTTCAAGAGAGTTTTTTGAGGTACCGCTATCCTTAGCTATGAAGACTTTATTGGAAGTCTCCGAACCATTTAAAGCCGGAGATCTTGTTTTATATTAAAATTTGCGTGTCAACTTTTTTCGCGCTCGCGGCGCGTGGTAAAACTTTTTTACAAAACGCTTGCTTCCCCGAGATATTTTTATTAACTTAAAGATATATAAGATATTATATAGTATAATATAAATTATATATTAATATTAATATAAAGAATAATACTTAGTAAAGAAATATGAGAAACAAAGAATTATTTCAACAAAAAGTTACTCGTCTTGAATCTATGATGAATAATATAGGTAGAGCAGTATCTTTAAATGAGCAACAACAAGCTTTCGATGGTATCGAAAGAGCTAAAGTTATGCTCAATGACCTACAAACTATGTTAAACCGAGAATCAACTACATTTGAGTAATATGCTTACTGCTGAACAGATTTTGGAGAATTATAATAAGCATCTTGCTATTATTAACTCATCTATCACCGGTGACCGACGTGATTTAGTGCTTTCTATGATAGAAGCCGTTGGAGAAACCTATGTTATGTCACCTGCTAGTGGGAAATCGTGGTATCATAATGCTTTTGCTGGTGGTTATGTTGATCACGTCAATAGAGTTGTTGAAACTGCTGTAAAAATGATGAAATTCTGGGAGTCGATGGGTGGAACTATCGATTTTAGCCAAGAGGAACTCGTTTTTGCTGCTCTTTTCCATGATTTAGGTAAAATAGGTGATGGAAACAGTGCTGGATACATTGAACAGACTGATAACTGGCGTAGAGATAAGCTAAATGAGATGTATAAACCTAATCCTGAGTTAGACTTCATGATGATCCCTGATAGATCTCTATACATACTTCAGAAGTTCGGTATTCAAGTATCTCACAAAGAGTATTTAGGTATCAAACTACACGATGGTGTCTTTGATGACGGGAATAAGCCATACTTCTTTAGCTACAACCCAGATTCTCGTATGAGAACCAATATCGTCAACATTTTACACATGTCAGACTACATGGCATCTAAGGTAGAGTATGATATTTGGAAAGCGAACGGCGGAAAAACCACACCTAGCACTCAGAAAGCAAAAGCTTCTAACGGCAAATCGGTGAAATCTTCAGAAGGTCTTACTAATTTTATAAAAAATATTTAAAAATGTTGGTTTTATCAATTATTTTAACTATATTACTAATTGTACTTGGATACTTTACTTGGAATCTGTTGAGAAAAGTAGAACGGTACGAAGATATAGCACAGTATCAACAAAATTATATCGAGAATATCTCCACCGTTATCGGTGAGTCCTCAAAAAGGTTACGTGAAGTTGATGAAAAAGGTACTTTTGAGTCGGATGACGAAATTGGATTTTTCTTCAAAGGGGTAAAAGAGATACAAAGTATACTTGATGAGTTTAACCTCAACGTAACCAATGGGCAGAAAGAAGAGCAAAGCTAATTACTTTACACAAGAAACAGAAGATGCAATAGTTGCTTACAACAACTCTAAAGATTCAGAGTTTAGGAATAAGATATTCTCAGAAAAGATATACTATCCCTTATATAAGTTAGCAGAAAACATCATACATACTTTCAAATTCTACTATACAGATGTAGACGATCTTGAAGACTTAAAACTCGAGATCGTTTCCTTATTAGTAGAAGAAAAGTTACATATGTTCGATCCAACTAGAGGAGCAAAAGCGTTTTCCTATTTCGGTACCATTGTTAAACGTCACCTTATAAACTACAACAATAAGAACTACAAGAGGGTTAAGCAACAGACTTCTATGGATGCTTGGGAAGGTAGCTACGACTTAAACACTCCAGAAGTACACCCAAACGCAATAAAACTTAAAGAATTCTTTGACCTCTACGTTCAACAGATGTATAAAAAGCTCGATGAACTCTTCCAGAAAGAAGCAGATATTCAAATAGCTGACGCAGTCTTAACGTTATTCGAAAAACGTTATGATCTAGAAATCTTTAAAAAGAAAGCACTTTACATTTATATACGAGAAATGACAGGTACTGAGACTCCGTATCTCACTAAAGTTATTAATATACTTAAAGAAGAGTTTTACGATCTTTACAACGATTATTACGAAAAAGGATTAATCGACCTAAAAAAGTACTGATTCTATTTATAAAAGAAAAGGTATGGGGTTAGATAAAACACTCTTTAAGGAAAAGTCTTTCTCCGACGTACTAGAGGAGATCTACACTAATTCTAAAAAGAAAGAAAAGCAGATCAACACTCTTATCGGAGAACTTAAACCTCTTATTGAAAATATAGGAGACGCTACTCTTGTTGTTCCTATGATTGCTAACTACTTAGAAATCGGTGTTAAGAACGATAAACATCTGATCGATATGCTTGCAGTAGTACAGCGTATGGAAAATGCATCTAAGAACGGCGACGCCGCAGGTTTTGAATTAGGTGCTGATGAACTTGCTCAGATCTTAGAGCAAATGGAAGAAGAAGTAGAGGAGCCTAAGAAAGAAGATTAATGTCAACAGAAACTAGATACGGTTCAACAGGTATAGGTGGTCTATTCGGAGCTCCGGTAACTACAACATCCCAAGGTAGCTTAACTAACAACTGGGCACAAGTTACAGCTAATTGTTTTTCTGATACTACACTAGACA